CACACCGCACGCCATCGAATCGTCAGAAAATCCCGACGCCGACCCCCCATCCCCCGGCGAATCGGCAGGTGGGGGTGGCAGTGAATAGGGGGTCCCCTCCCCCCTCTCTCCCGTTTCGATTTTAGCCCGTTGACAAAATAACAACATGGACCTGAACGACTACCGCCCCCGCGACGTATTCTTGCCCCTGCACAAACGCAGCAAACGCTGGGCGGTGGTGATTGCCCACCGTCGTGCTGGCAAAACTGTTGCGATGTGTGCGGACTTGGTGATTGGGGCCATCGAAAACGCTTTGGACAAGCCGCAGTTTGCGTATCTCGCCCCGTTTCGTGACCAGGCGAAGAAGGTGGCGTGGGGATACTTGAAGGATTTGACGAAGCCGCTGTGGGCCAAGCCGCCGAACGAGAGTGAACTGAAGCTTGTCATCAAGAACGGCCACGGCGGCGAAAGTACGATCTACGTCGCCGGCGCAGACAACCCTGATGCGCTAAGAGGCATGTACTTTGACGGCGTCGTGCTGGACGAAGTCGGGCAGATTCGTCCCAGCGCCTGGTATTCCGTGTTGAGACCGAGTCTCAGTGATCGGCGCGGATGGGCAATCTTCGCCGGGACTCCGGCTGGAAAGAACTTTTTCTGGCAGATGCGCGAGGAGGCGAGGCTCAACCCCGAAACGCACATTCTGCTCGAGCTGCCGGCGAGCAAGACGGGCATCTTGCATCCCGACGAGTTGCGTGACGCCAAGGCACAGATGACCGAAGAGGCGTATGCAACGGAATACGAGATTTCGTTCGACGCTGCCATCCCCGGCGCTTACTACGCAAAGCTGATCGGCGAGGCGTATGATCAGGGACGTGTCAAGAATTTGACAATCGACACCGATTTTACCGTCGATTTGGTGGCGGACTTGGGCTTTACGGACAGTTGCTCGTGGTGGGGCTGGCAGACGACTCGCGATGGTTACCGAATCGTGGAGTTTTTCGAGGCCGACGGCCAGCCGATCCAGTATTACATCGATTGGGTGAAGAGCCGGCCGTACAAGGTCGGCAATGTCTACCTGCCGCACGACGCCAAAGCCAAGAGCCTGCAAACGGGCAAGTCGATCATCGAGCAGTTTCTGATTTCGGGCATCACTCCGCGCCTGGTGCCGGAGTTGTCGCTGCAGGATGGTATCGAGGCTGCGCGATTGACGCTGCCGAAGTGCTATTTCGACGAAAAGGCGACATACGACGGCGTTGAACACTTGCGCGGGTACATGCGCGAGTGGGACGAGAAGACGCAGACGTACCGCAATCGCCCGAAACACGACCAGCATAGCCACGCTGCGGATGCGTTTCGATATTTGTCTATCGCCGCGAAGCCGGTTTCTTCCAATTTGTCAAGAGGTGATGTTAATATCGCCCCACGTCGGGATTCGACCTACAGGTTCAGTCTCGATGACGTGTGGGATTGTCAGCCAAGCAAGAGCGGTAGGTTAGGTTGATGGAAAATTCCGAGCGAATTGAGTCAAGTCGCGACTTTTCCGACACGCCGCAAGGCATGGCCCAGCGTTGGGCAACGGAAATTGAGGCGTCGAAGAAGGAGCTGCAGAAGTTCCACGACGACGCTGACAAGATCACTCGCCGGTACTTGGACAAACGCGACGAATGGGCTGACGGCGAGTCTCGAGTAAACCTGTTTTGGTCTAGCATGAAGGTATTGCTTTCGCTCCTTTATGCTCGTCCCCCGAAGGCGGCGGTAAGTCGTTCGTTCCTTGACGCCGAGGACGATTCTGCGCGTGTGGCCGGCACGGTCCTGCAGCGTTTGCTGAACCGCTCGTTTGACGATCAGGTGTCTTCGTGGGATTCGGCGATTCGCCGCGGCATCGAAGACTGGCTCGTGGTGGGCATGGGCCAGGTGTGGCTGCGCTACGAGGTTGAGACTGAAGTTGAGATGTTGCCGCCGCAACTTGACCCGACGACGGGCGAGGAGCTGGTGCCGGAGCAGGAATTCGAGCGGATCGTCGAGGAAGACGCGCCGTGCGATTACGTTTACTGGAAGGATTTCTTCTATTCGCCTGCGCGAACGTGGGACGAAGTGCGATGGGTAGCCCGGCGTGTGTACATGACGCGGGACCAGTTGGTGGAGCGGTTTGGCGAAAAGATCGGCAAGATTGTGCCGCTGCAGTCGCCGAAGCGTGAGGCCAACGACCAGGCGCCGAAGTTTGACCCGTGGTCTCGTGCCGAGGTGTACGAGATTTGGTGCAAGGAAGAGAAGAAAGTCTACTGGTATGCCAAGGGCTGTGAAGTCATTCTCGACTACAAGGATGACCCGCTCGACATCGACGGCTTTTACCCTTGCCCGAAGCCGCTGGCGGCGAATATCACTTCGTCGAACTTCATGCCGCGGGCGGATTACATCTTTGCGCAGGACCAGTTCAACGAACTTGACGAACTGAACACGCGCATCACTTGGCTGACTCGAGCAGCGAAAGTGGTCGGCATTTACGACAAGTCGGCCGACGGCATTCAGCGCATGTTCAGCCAGGCGGCGGAGAACCAGCTCATTCCGGTCGACAACTGGGCGATGTTTGCCGAGTCGGGCGGAATCAAGGGCAAGGTGGAGTGGGTTCCGATTGAGGCGGTAGTCAACGCGATTGAGCGGTTGCGCCAGTATCGTCAGGACAAGACGATGCAGATCTACGAGGTGCTTGGCATCTCGGATGTGATGCGTGGCTCGAGCAAGGCGAGTGAGACGGCCACTGCGCAGGAGATCAAGGCGCAGTTCGGCTCGACGCGTGTACAGCTCTCGCAGTTTTACATTGCTGAGTGGATCACGCATGCGCTGCGGATCAAGGCCAACATCATCTCGCAGCACTTTCAGCCGCAGACGATTGCCGAACGGTCGAACATTCTTCGCACACCGGATGCGCAGTTTGCGCAGCCTGCTATTGAGTTGCTGAAGAACGAGGATTTGGCAGAGTACCGCATCAACATTGAAGCGGATTCAATGGCTGCGATGGACTGGGCAGCCGAACGAGACGCAGCAGTCCAGTTCATGCAGGGCTTGGGTGCATTTGTTTCTCAGGTAGCGCCAGTTGCGCAATCGACGCCTGGCGCTGCGCCATACCTGCTGCGTCTCATGCAATGGGCGGTGTCGAAGTTCCGCGTATCGAACGAGATCGAGAGTGTTCTCGATCAGGCGATTGGCGCGATGAACCAGCAGCTGATGCAGCCGAAGGAGCCGCCGCCGCCAGATCCGAAGATCCTGATCGAGGCCGAGAAGATCAAGTCGAACGAGCGTATCGCGATGATGGAGACGCAGTCTGACGAGAAGGTGGCCGCGTTGAAGGCGACGCTTGAGCTGCAGAAGATCGAGATGCAGGCGAAGTTCGACCAGATGGCTGCGCAGTATCAGCAGATTGCTGACCTGATGGGAATGGTCCAAAAGACCAACCCGGTGCTGCAGCTTGACAACCTCGCGAATTCGGTCAATCAAATGGCTGAAGGCAATTCAGCGCAGATGCAGCAACTGATGCAAGCGGTGACGAAGAAGCGTCGTCGTGTGCCGATACGAGATCAGACTGGGGAAATTGTTGAGGTTCGTGAAGTGGACGAACCAGATATTCCCATGACGGACCGGCCTCTTCCGCCGGTGATGAACTGAGGTAAGCAATGGCTGACAACGTAGGCTACACACCTGGCGTCGGTGCGACAGTCGCAGCAGACGAAATCGCTGGCGTATTGCACCAGCGAGTCAAGCTCGGCGTCGGCGCTGACGGCACTGCCGTTGACGTGTCCACGGCCAACCCGATGCCGATTACTGCGCCATCGGCCATTCCGATTAGCACGCCGAGTGCCATTGACGTCACTGTAAGCAACTTCCCGGCGACGCAAAACGTCAACATTGTCGGTGGTTCAAGCGGCAACGCTGCTGCAGGCGCGACTGGCGCGGCGGTTCCGGCTTCGGCGGATTACATCGGCATCAACGTCGGCGGCAATCTGCAAGGGGTTAGCGCGACTAATCCGATGCCTGTAGCAGACGCCACCGCTGAGGAAACTCGGCAGGACATGGTGCTGCTGCTGACGCGCATGTTGAATTATTTCAACGCGCCAATGGGCTATGACAAGTCCTTGCAACGTCAGCGTGGCACGGTATTGATTGAGTCTGGCACGGTCACAACGGTGACGACGGTCACAACGGTCACGACGGTGGGCACTGTGACGACCCTGAGCAACATTGACGGCTACAACGCCCGTATGCAGATTTTGGATAACAACCGAACGGCTTGGGCACAGTGTGTCCGTGCGCGAATTACTTGAGGTGACGAATGGCTAATACATTCAAGAAGGTCATTGACACACTTGTTTGGCGGCAAGTCCCGCCGATGCCCAACGCCCACGCGGCTGCGGCTGCGGTGTGCAGTGACTTGCGCAACGACATTTCGCGCAACCCGTTCGTTTACCAACTGGTCAGCGCGGCGATTCTGAATCGCTACAACATCATCACGAAAGGCTCTGCCTTTGCGGTGAACCCCGGCTTGGGCGGCACGTTTGGCGCGGGTGCGGCGTGTGCCTTCATTCCTTCGTTTGGTCTTGTTGGCACGATTGCGGCGGGTGCAACCACTACGTCGGTCACGCTGACAACCGCCCTGCCCACAGCAGTCGGCGTCAATATGCTGGCTAACCGTGGCGGCTCTGGCGAGTACGGCTACAAACTCCGCATCATTGACAACGGTGCAGGTGGCTCGGGCAAGACTGCCGAGCGGTATATCACTGGCAACACGGCCAGCACTACGCCGGTTATCACTGTGCTGTCGTCGTTTGGCTTCACGCCTGTCTCTGGCTCGCGCTACGAGATCGTCGCGGGTCGTGTGGCGATGCTGTCTGCCGGTACGCTGGCTGCTACCTCGTGGCGTTCGTTTGAAGTTGCAACCAACACGGTTGCCTCGATGACACAGACCAACCTCCCGGCAACGATTGGTACTGATTCGAGCCTCATGGTGCTTGACGAGCAGTACGTCCCCTACGACAACTCACCCGGCGATGGGATGATCAAAGGGGCGTTCAATTACGACACGGGAGTTGTCTCACGTTACGCTCTCACTGCTACGGCCACAGCGGCGGGTACTCTGACGGGGCAAGCCACGCTGGGCGATGCGGTGGTGCTGGCAAACGAGTACCGTAACTTCCAGATCCGAATTGTTGAGGATGCGACCAACACTACCGCTGTCGGTCAGCGACGCATCATTGCCTCTCACACTGCTGGCCCAAGCCCTGTGTACACACTCGGCACCAACTGGACGGTCACACCTTCCTCGACTGCGAAGTACGTCATTGAATTGCCTAACTTGTGCTTGCTTCGCTCGTCCGCGACGACGACGGTGTACACCTACAACTACACCGACGCGACCATCAACAACGGCACCAACAACATTGTCGCTAACGCTTGGAGTACCACCTACTTCAGCGCAGCCACCGTTGCAAATGCTGCGGGCGGAATGTGGGCACCGTCTTGGGGAATTGAGCCGGACCAGAACAGGTACGGTCGGCAGTCGTTCTGCTACTTCTTTCGAGGCGGTGCGGCGACGTTGGACGTGCTGGACATTGCCGGAGCAATCACGGGGACGTGGACTGCTGCGATCACTTACGACGGCTCGCCCGGTGCGTTGCCTGCGACTGGTTCGGGTGGGTGCTACAGCCCGTTCGACAATGAGGGGCGTATGTTCTATATGAACCTTTACGTTGCCTCGACAATTTCGCAAATGTATCGGTTTGACGTAGAAAATAGAGTGCTGTCGGTGTTTACCCCGACTGACTTCTTGCAGTCCGGTACGGCGGCATTGGGCAATCGCGTGGCGTGCTATTGCGCCATTGACGGCACTGACACCTACGACACTGTGTTCCTGCAGTCGCATTTGTCGACCGTGGCGCAGGAATGCGTGGTGCTGGTATGAGCCTTGCTGAGTTGATTCAACTGGTGCAAGCCAAACTGGCTGCGCTTAACTCTGCGCGGGCATCGGCTGCGGCTGTAGGCGACATCAACCAAGTCGTGCTGCTGGACGTACAGATTGCTGAGACTCAGTTGACGTTGGATCAACTCAAGACGTTGGTGTAACCATGTTTTTGACGCTGCTGCAGAGCAGAGTCACGCCGCCGACTGTCTTTGACAGTCGTGGTGGCTACGGCCCGCCCAAAAAGCGCAAGCAGCGTGAGTTTGAGGACGAGAAGCGTCAGCGCGAGCAGCTGAAAGGGTTGATTGCTCAGGTCGTCGACGGCGTTGACTCCAAGTCGGCGCAGGTTGTGGCCGAGCAGCAGGACGAGGCGGTAGTGTTGGTGCCGCGCAATGCGCCGGCGCTGACGATCCCCGTGCCGCCGGCGTTTGATGCTGCTGAGGTGGCGAAAATGCTGTCCGCGGCGCTGACTGAAGCCGGCATCCGGGTTCGTGAGGCGAAGTCGAAAGCGGCGCAGGAGCGGATGCGGCGGGAGGCCGAGATTGCCCTAGCCAAGTTGCGCAAGCGCCGCCGCGAAGAGGAATGGCTGTTGTTAATGGATTGACTATGAGACGGAAGTACCGATACGACCCTGAATCTGGCGAGATGGTTGAAGTCACGGCTGACTACGCGCCGGCAGGCAAGAAAGGCTCACTCAATCACCTTGGGGGGCTGTGGGGAGACCGTCATTACGACGGGCTGCGTGCAACAGATGGCACGGACATATCCACGCGCAAAAAGCACCGCGAGTACATGAA